GACGGGCCCCGCCTGGACATGGCTCGCACCGCCGCCCAGCTCGTCAAGGCCGCCCGTTCTGAGCTCCAGGAGCTCACCCCGAAGATGAATGAGCTGACGGCTATCCTCCACGACATGAAGACTGCGCAGAGCGACGCGCAGGCTGCCCACGACGCCATCGGTGAGCTCGCGGCCTACCGGTGCGAGTACGAGGGAACGGTCAAGAGAAAGGCTGAGATCGAGGCGGCGCAAGCCAGCCTTGAATCCCTGGCATCCCGGAAGAAGGAAGTCCAGGCCCGCGTGCTGGAGCAGAAAAAGACCGCGCAGGCCGCCCACGACGCGAAGGCTGCGGTTGACGCGCACCTGGCAGAAAGCCGGGTGGCTATCCGCGGCATGGAAAGCAACCTGGAAGCCCTGCGCAAAGAGGCTGCCCGCCTGGAGGGGAGCGGCTGCCCGAACCCGGACACCGCAACGTGTAAGTTCTTGATCTCCGCCACCAACGCGAAGCGGTCTATTCCCGCTCTGGAGCAGGAGTTGGCGCAGACCAAGGCAGACCGCAAGGCCCAGTATGAGAAGCTACTGAAAGCGTACAACGACGCCAAGACAGCGGACGAGGCCCTGGGCGACCCGGCAACCGAGCTGCTGCACCTGGCAGCCGAAGAGGAAACGCTTCGGCTCCTCGCCGACCTTGCCCCGCGGCTTGCGGCTGCTGAGGCATCGCTCCAGAAGGTCGAGGAGGACATCAAGGCAGCGACCGAGCGGGAAGCTGCTGCACTCCAGAAGGTCGCCGAGCTGAACGGCCAGATTCGTTCTATGCAGGTTGTGGTCGAGCGGTACAACGCGGTGCAGAAGCAGATCGAGGACAACGAGCGAATGGCCGACCGGCTGGCAGCTTGCGAAGCAGCAGCGGCCAAAATGGAGGCCCTGAAACCTCAGATCGACCGGCTCGACCGTGAGATCGAGGAACTGAACAGCCAGGGCGCAGCGGCCCGCCTGGAGGCGCATTCCATCCGGGAGCGCATCAAGCCAGTGCCCTACGGCGCATGGCAGAGCATCCAGAGGAGGCTTGCACCCGCAAACGACATTGTGTCGTGCTGCATCCTCCGCCGCGGCGAGATCAAGGCAAAGCTCCAGATGATCGACGAGGCGACCGAGCAAATCGAGCAGCTGCGTTCTGAGCTGACCGAGATCGCGGAGAAGCTGAACGACTACACCACGCTGGTTCAGGCGTTCGGCATCGACGGCATCCAGTACATGGTTATTCGCGGCGTTGTGCCGGAGATCATGCGGCAGAGTAACGACATTCTGGCATCCATGACCGGCGGCAGGATGGCGGTGGACTTCCGTACCGAGCGCGAGCAGAAGTCCACAAAGCAGATCGTGAACAGCCTGGAGGTCTGGATAAACACGATCAGCGGCGGCACCCGCCCGTACCAGAGCCACAGCGGAGGCGAGAAGGTCAAGATCGCCCTGGCCGTCACACTGGGCCTTGCGGACGTGAAGGCCCGCCGCGCCGGTGTTCAGCTGGGTATGCTGTTCATCGACGAGCCGCCGTTTCTGGATGCAGATGGCACGGACGCCTACGCGGACGCCCTGTCCAACATGGCGGCCCGAAACCCCGGTATGCGCATTTTGGCGATCTCGCACGACCCGACCATGAAGGCACGGTTCTCGCAGAACATCATCGTCACTGGCGGAGAAAACGGAAGTACGGTTACGATGGAATGAACGGCAGAAACGCGCTTGACGAAAGGAGGGCGGGCTCGCCGTGAATTATATGCCGGAATTGAACGCGTTCGCAGAACGAATGCGCCGGAACCCGCTCTCCAACAATGCGCAGCTCCTATGGTACAAGCTCATGGACACGGCGAACCGCCTGCACTGGCCTGAAACATTCCAACTGGACAACGCTCGCATAATGCAGATGATGAACGTCGGCTCCAGACATACCGCCGCCGCTGCCCGTCAAGAGCTGGTGGACGACGGACTGTTGGAGTTCATCGCGGGAGCCAAAGGAAAGCCAAGCGTCTACAAAATGTTGTCGGTTGCGGCCCTGGAGGGGCCCGCCGAGCAGCCGGAGGAAGAGAGCCAGGAGGCCCCCGACTCGTTCCTCTGGGATGTCAAGGACGACATCACGACCTACTTCGGCTATACCGAAGCCCTGGGACAAGAGCTCCAGCAGATCACGCTCACGCTCTGGGAAGAGTTCTTCCCGCGGCAGCAGCCGAACCAGAACGACGTCCGCCAAGTGTTCCACCGTATACGAGAGCAGGAAAGGAACGAGGATGGCGGCTGGACTATGAGCTTCCCACAGGAGAAAAAGCAGATTTTGGCTCATGCCTTCGACATAGCCCGCGAGCAAGGCAAGCTCAACTGGGGCTATGTCAACGGCATTTACCAGGTCTGGAGCCGGAACGGGCTCATGACGCTGGAAGAGATCAGAGAGAGCGAATACCGGCGAGAAGATCGCAAGAATGGACATTGGGGTGGAGATCATGAAAAAGCGTAACAAGAAGCTCACTGAGCTGCTGGAGAAGCGGCGGGCACTCTGCGACAAAATGACGCACGGTGTACCCGGATGCTCCACCGACTGCAAGCTCTTCGCATTGCGGGCAACCGCGAGGGCCTGCCGAGACAGCGTACTGGAAGACCCGGCGCGGGCCTCCGAGCTGATGCAGACACACTTCGAGGAAAGGAGGCGAGGCCATGCCTAAGTACAAAGTGATTGTCGAGTGCCGGAATGAAGGCGGCACCGACATCCATTGCTGGAGCGGCATCGAGGCTCCGAATGGAGCTGAGGCAGAACATCTGGCCGTCCAACGGGCGGCCCGGTATTACCCGGAGTTCGACGAGTTCGAGCCCGTGAGAACGGAGGTGCAGAGATGATCGGAGGCGAAAAGGATGGCTAAATCCTACCAGATGCTTTACAAGTGCCGTCTGTGCGGGCAGGTCTTCGTCAACTACGGCACGGTCAGTGAAAAGGTCGCGGAGCAATCCACGCTGAATGAGGTTTTGCGAGCAAGCGGGATGTCTCCGATGTGGAAAGAGAACGACACGCTCACCATGTATGAAATGCACTGCTGCGCAGATGGTAGCTATGGCGTTTCGGACTTTATTGGGAGCAGAAAGGTGGATGAAGATGGCTGAGGAAAATAAAATAATCCGGCTGGCCGACGTCGGCGAGCTGGAGGCCGATCTGAAAAAAGACCTGGCCGAAGAAGAGGCCAAAGGAAGGGCCGCGGACGTCCTGTATTGCGAGAGCATCAGCGACGAGCTGTCCGATCTGGGCAATCTGCCCACCATTGACCCGAAAACGCTGCGGCCTGTGGCACACTGGGAGGAAATTCCCGGCTCCTATGAGGTCTGTGCCGGGGAAAGCGGCTCGTGGTCTGTGCCTGCAACGCGCTGTGCGAACCCGGAATGTGGCGAGGTAAACCCGTGCGGCCTCAAAACGCCGTTTTGCCCGATGTGTGGATTCAGGATGGAGGATGTGCCCTATGACGGATAAGCGACCGATCGACGCAAACGCACTGTACGAGGACGTGTCCCGCATGGGGCTGACGAATGGGAGCGCACTCGGAAGGCACAGCGGAATGGCCGACGCTATTGCGCAGATGATTCAGGATGCACCCACCATTGACCCCGAAAGCCTGCGCGGGCACGCAAGGTGGGTGAGGGACGAAAACGTGAAGATCATCACCGTGGACGCCTACGGCAACGCGTTCGAGTCCCCGGCGGTTTATTGCGAGAATTGCAATACTGCGCTTTCCGAAGCAGACTTCAAGGGCCGCGTTTGGAACTACTGCCCCGTATGCGGGTTCATCATGGAGGACGCGACGAATGAGTAAAGAACTTGTGCTGATCTGCAATGAGGACGGCAAGTGGCAGGCATACGAGAGCGACCACAGCGTTGTGATCGTCTGTGCAAACCAGGAGGAGCAGGACAGGGCGTGCGAGATTCTGAGCAAGATCGGAACAGACGACGATCTCCGGGACGCGATCTTTACAAGCCCTGTTGCTATTGCGGCCAAGCTGAAAGCCTACTGCGGGTCCAAAGACCAAAATTGCGGTGGATGTGCATTTGATAAATCCGGGGGTTGCGCCTTGCGCAATCCGCCGCCCGAATGGGAAATCGAGGCCGGGGAGGTCAAGGAGGATGTGCCGGACGACAGGTTCGACGCACTCGCCGCTCCATGGGCCCGGAAAATCCGGGCAGCTTTCCCGGCAGCATTCGTCAATATGCACAACGAGCTCATTCTGATCCCGAAGGCCAACACGTACATTATACTGAATCAGGTACGCGACGAGCGGGACTTCAAGGCGGCCATCCTGGAAGACTGCTCCCGGAACGCGTTCAAGGAGTGCTCTCGCAAGCTCCAGGATGAACACCTGGACGGCATCAACAAGCTGTTGGACACGAAGTTCACGCGGGACGACATGGAGCTGATCTACACCTACCTGGGCAACGGCATCCAGCACGACCTCTGCCTGCGGTTCGTGGCGAGCGGCTACGATCTCGAAGTTCTCCGGGAGTACGACAAGAAGCGGGAGGCCGGGAGCGATGGTAAAACCTAGTCCCTGGGAAAACGACATGCTGGACACCATGTGGGCCTTCATGCAGATGGGCGGGCTCAAGGCCGACTATCCGGCATTGAAGGAAGCCTGCATGGAGCTCCGCAAGATGATGACGCAGAAGACCGCGGGACAGCGGAAGGACAAGCCGAAAGACCTGTCCTGGGACAATCTGGAGCGCGTCAAGGTGACGATCATCTGCGAGGCTATGGCCCTGGTTCTCTCCGGCGAGTACGAGGAGACAGGAGCATGATCGAGTTCATCTTTTTCAAAATCGTTGTGCCGGTGGCCGCTGCTGTGATCTGCGGTTTGCTGGTCTGGTTTGTGATCGACTGCCTGGAGGCGTCGAGCTGGGCGGAGGAGGACGTTAAAATGCCTGGGTTTCATGTGAGTGCTGGGATTGGCGGCATTTATGCCGGCATCACCAACAGCAAAGGCGAATGGAAAGACAGAGATCGCGTTACAACTGAGGCGGTCGAGGCTGTCCGCGACTATTTCCTGGCAATCCGGGAAACCGACGGTGTGGACAGTATGGAGTACAAGTGGGTGACCGGCGACGGCAGCGAGGTCACGCTCACGCTGAGGAAGACCGCGCCGGAGAACGGAGGCTCAAATGCCGAGTGAGAATAAGTCCCGCGTCTGCACGATCTTTTACTGCGATCGGCGTCGGAAGAGCGTCTGCTGTTCCGACTGCGGGTTTCGTCGGCGGGGCTGCTACAACAGTTGCAAGAACGACCCTGCCAAATGCGGGTTATGTAAGGCCCCTGATCTGGAGGGCACGGAGGAAAAGAAATGAGCGATGGCGTCATTTTCAATGTACCGGCCCGCCGCTGCAAGAGGTGCGGCGGCATCCTGACAAGCGAACAGGGCTTGCGGGATGGGTATGGGCCCTGCTGCTTGAAGAAGATGCGGGAGGAAGAGGAATACCGACAGTTCATGGAGAAGCAGTACAGCTTCTTCGACATGGCAGCCGAGGCGGAAGCCGCTCGGAACCCTGCAAAAGAGAAGTTTGCCGTTCAGCCCGCGGCTGACATCTTCCGGGACTCGGAAGACAGCGCGGAAGCGGCAGGAAAGGAAACTAACCATGAATCTGCACAAGAGTAAGATCGAGTGGTGCACTCACACCTGGAACCCGGTGACGGGCTGCCGGAACGGATGCAACTATTGTTATGCCCGCCGGTTCATCGACCGCTTTGCACCGCATCCGTGCGAGTGGCCCGACGAGCAGTTGAGCGAGGCGAAGGGCGCAGCAGGATGTTTCGTGTCCGAGAAACCGGTGAAGCTGCTGGACGAGTCCGGCAAATACATTCGGAGCACGCCCTACCCGATGGGCTTCCTGCCCACGTTCCACCGCTACATGATGGACTACCCGCGGAAGCGGTTGATTCCGTCTGTGGTGTTCGTGTGCAGCATGGCCGATTTGTTCGGCGACTGGGTGCCGGACGAGTGGATCACCGAAGTGCTGGAGGCTTGCAAAGAGGCCCCGCAGCACGCCTACCTGTTCTTGACAAAGAATCCGAGCCGGTATATGGAACTGGCCCGGAATGGCATTTTGCCGGAGGAGCCGAACTTCTGGTACGGTTCGACGATCACCGGCCCGGAGGATTCCTTCTGGTGGAGCGACTACCACAACACCTTCGTCAGCATGGAGCCGCTGCTCCAGCCCTTCGAGGGCGTCGGTGCTCAGGCCGTCAAGAAGGTGGGCTGGTGCATCATCGGTGCCATGACGGGCCCTGGCAGCAAGGCCCACCAGCCGAAGAGGGAGTGGGTAGAGTCGATCGTGGCCGATGCAAAGACCGCGGGCGTGCCAGTGTTCATGAAGGACAACCTCAAAGGCGTTTGGGGAGATCAGTTGCTCAGGGAGTGCCCGAAGGACATCGACCTGGCAGACAAAAAGGCGGTGGCTGAATGGGATGGAGAATGAAGGCTATCCTGGGCCTGCTGATCGTCCTGGAGGCTGTCAACTGCGCACAGCTCAGCTTGAAGGATGCCCGCATTGACGACCTGGAGGGCCAGCAGATCATCAACAGGTGCCGCCTGGAGAACTGGCAGACGCGGGCCATGCAGGACGAACAGACGATCGAGGACTTGCAGAAAGCCGCCAATGAAGCGGTAATCGCGCTGCCGGATGGCCTGGAGCTCGTAGACGCTGGAGAGTTCGAGTGTACCGCGTATTGCGGCGAGAAGTACCCGCACATCTGCGGGGAGGGGAAAGGCATCACGGCGAGTGGTGCTCCCTTTACTCCAGATCAGACCGTCGCCGCCGATCAGTCGATCTTCCCGTTCGGGACGGTGCTCTACATCGAGGGCGTCGGAGTCCGCGTGGTGCAGGATAAGGGCTCTGGCATCCAGGGCAAGCACCTGGACGTGGCCGTGTCCGGCACGCACGAGGACGCGCTGGCCTGGTCTGGCTATGGCAAACACAAGGTATGGGTCATAAAGGAGGCGACCGAGAATGACGGCGAATGAGGCTGTAAACGAGCTCAGAAGTCGGGCCTGCGCCACCGGTGTTGCTGGCTGGACGTGGAATTACGACATCGAGCATGGGACTATAACCCTGGATTTGACGGTGGGCGAGAAGCACGCGAGCCGTTCCATTTCGTCGGACAAAATCTTCCTGGATGAACACGGAAAGGCTATCCCCGGCGGCGACGGCTCGCATCTGGTGAAGCTCTACGAGGAGCTGGAAGCCGAGCTCGGCGTCACGGTGAAGATCGCGGGCTCGGACAGAGCGCGGGCGACCATGACCTGCGATGGCCGCGTTCTGTGTAGCTGCGGCGCAGAGCTGGAGTGCGATCACGAAACCGGCGATATGCCGGAGGTCTGCCCGATCTGTGGGAAGATCATCGACTGGAGCTGGTTCACGTTCAAGGAGGCGGACGAATGAGCATCAAAGAAGCCGTAGCGAAGCTGGCTGCCAGGGCAGAGGCAGACGGGTACAAGTTCGCCTACATCTTCGATGTTGGCAGGAATCTTGCAATCCTGAAGCTGGAACATGAATCGTCCGGCGTGCGGACGGAGCTCTCGTACGGGTTCCTGGCGGAGTGCTGCCGGTCGAGCTACATCGAGAAGGTCTTCAACGATCAGTACGACAAGCTGAAATTTTTCCTGGAGGCCATGTTAAACAATGACTAACCCGTGCAAAGACTGTGCCGACCGGCACCCGATCTGTCACGATTCTTGCGAGAAGTATGCAGCGTGGAGAAAATTCTACCTCGCTGAGAAGGCCCGCGAAAAAGAACAAAATGCCTCTTGCTATGTTGGCAAGAACGCTTTTGAACAAGAAAGATGGATGGGGAGAGGCCATAGGCCATGATCGAGCCCTGGAAGCTCCCCACCAAACAGGAGGGACAACCAGAATGAAAAAGAAAAACTGCCGAATGACCGACCTGGAGCGTGCCCAGCACGCCCGCGCCGTCCAGTTCCGCAAAATGACCGACGCCCAGATCTGTGAGTATCTGGACGGCCTGCTCGAAAGGGAGCGGGAGGCCCGCAGCGCGGCCCCTGCGCCGTCCAAAGAGGAGATCGTGAACGAGTTCCTGGACACCCTGAGCATCCGCACCACGAGCGGCCTGCGCGTCAGTGACGCCACCATCCGCAAGATTCGCAGCATCGCGGTCGATCGCGGGTTCATCAAGAGCGCGGAGGTGTCGGATGGTTGATGCAGATCGGGAAGAGCTGAGGCGGTACAGGGAAGAGGAGGAGCACGGACTGCTGCTCCACCTTCCTGTGCCGCTGGGAGCCGCGGTCTGGAGAGTCCGCGAGAACCCCGCGTGCCATTACGGAGTCCGGCAGGCAGAGATTTTCCTGTTCGGAGAGGTCGTCACGCCGCGCCGCATCGTTGAGAAAACGCCGTTCACCCTGCGCCTGCTGGATGAATGGGGCAAGAGCGTGTTTGCCACCGAAGAGGAAGGGAGATCACACCTGAATGACGAATCGTGAACAAGAGGCCCTGCGCAGGAGCTACCGCGGCAAGGTGAGCCGGTGCCAGGGAGCCTTTTTTGAACAGATGATAAGCGCGGCCTGCAATCTCTACCGTGAGCGGCAGATTGCAGACATCGAGAAGACGCCTGAACCGATGCAGCCCACCAAAGACCTGGGCAGCGGGAAGTTCATTGCCCACTATACCGGCAAGGGACAGGCCGACTACAAGGGCTTCCTGTGGGGCGGCAGGGCCGTGAACTTCGAGGCAAAGTACACGGACTCCGGGAAGATGATGCAGGATCGCGTGACGAAAGATCAGGCCGAACGCCTGGAGCGTGCGCAGCAGTATGGAGGCGTGGCCTTCGTCCTGTGCTCGTTCGGGAGCGTCGCCTTTTACCGCATTCCCTGGGTGGTATGGCGGGATATGAAGGGCAATTTCGGCAGGAAGTACATTATGCCGGCCGATGTGGAGCAATACCGGGTGAAGATCGGTGCTCCAGGCGTGCCGTTGTTTTTGGAGGGCTTGGAGGCCCAGAGCATAGAAAGAGAGGAACACTCATGAGCAAAGAAACCAGATTTTGCCCGTTCCGGCGGGTTCTGACGAGGCAGCGTACCCGCATCACGGAAAACCGCGCAGAGGAAAACTTCAAAGATCGGTTTGGCGGCTGCTGCGGTGAGCGGTGCATGGCGTATCGTGATGGCCGCTGCCTTCGGCTCGAAAAGAAGGAGGAGCGGGATGGATAAACAGAAGATCAAGAGCATTCCGAGGCTGACGACCGACAACCCGGTGGACAATTTTCAGACGGCCCTCAACTTCACCGACGTCAGCGAGGACGGCTGGGTGTGGCTGCGGCAGCCTGAAATGGCACTGACCGAGTATATGCGGAAGCTCGTCAAGGGTCACGGCAGCAGCATCGACCTGGACTGCAACGATATGGAGCTCTCCGAAACCCTGACCGAGCACCTCTTCGACGACCCGAAGCAGAGTATCGACGGCCTGATCGCGGAGCACTACACGATCTTGTGGGCCTATGCGACCCTGCGGGAAAAGCTCAAATGGTACGAGGATGCAGGCATCCCGGCCATTCCTGATTATGGCCTGAATACCATCCGGCGGGCGATCAATCGGTACGGCACCGCCCATCAGTTCCAGATGGCGATCAAGGAAATGTCAGAGCTCACGAAGGCGATCTGCAATCTCCAGCGGGCCGTAACCTTCAACTATCGCAACGGTGCGAAGATCAAGGTCGCCCACGAGAGCGTCAGGGAAGAAATCGCGGACGTTTACATCATGCTGGCGCAGCTCGTTGAGATCGTCGGCAAGCCGGAAGAGGTACAGCAGATCGTGCTCGAAAAGCTCGAACAGCTCAAAGGCGCACTGGACGGCGGGGAGGTGCAAAGTGAGTAAAGCCGTTTTGCTGAGCATCCGGCCTGAGTGGTGTGAGAAGATTCTCAGCGGCGAAAAGACCGTAGAAATTCGCAAGACCAGGCCGAAGCTGGAACCTCCCTTCAAGTGCTACATATACTGCACTTTGGTCGGGAGCGACAGCCTGTTTATGGATGTCCTCAACCGGAATGTGGCCGCGTGGAACCGTGGCGGCTGGCCAGAAAAAAAGGGGCGTGTCATTGGAGAGTTCATTTGCGATGACATCCGACGCATCGGCCCTGAATACTGTGTCGTCAAAGAAGATATCGAATCTGCAATTGCTGGAAGCTGTCTCACAGTACCGCAAGTCAAAGACTATGCCGGATGGAAGCCCGGACTGAGTTATGCAGATTTGAAAGACTTGTATGGCTGGCACATTTCTGATCTCAGAATTTACGACAGGCCCCGGAAGCTCCAGGAGCTCACCGGCCTGCGAAATACCAGGTTTGGCATGGAGCCT